AGGTATCATATTAATGTGTGCTAATCCTTCAGCTATGTCGTGTCAGATAGTAGCTAAGCCTGATGTGTTCTACAGTAAAGAGTCTTGTGTTAATGAGACTAAACAGATAGCTGCTAATATGATGCAGCAGGGTGTGTATGCTATGCCTCAGTGTCATCAAATTAGTAAGAGTGTTTAACAATGCAAAAGAAGAGTAAGAGTACAGTCAACGCTGCAGGTAACTACACTAAGCCTACTATGCGCAAGAACCTCGTAGCTAAAGTAAAGGCTGGTGGTAAGGGTGGTAAGCCTGGACAGTGGTCAGCACGTAAGGCTCAGATGGTAGCTAAGCAATATAAAGCTAAGGGTGGGGGATACAAGTCATGAAGGGTGTTAAGCATTACCTTAGGGATGGTACTCTCTATAGTGGTAAGACACACAAGCATTCAGATGGTACTGTTATGACAGGTGCTCGTATGTCTAAGGCTTCTAAGAAGTTACTTCACTATAAAGATCTAAGTAAAACAGCAAAGGCTAAAGCGGATGGCAATAGCAAAAAGTCAAAAAAGTCTTAAGAAGTGGGGTGATGAGAAGTGGGGTACTAAGTCAGGTAAGCCCTCTACTCAAGGCAAGAAGGCTACAGGTGAGCGTTACCTACCCAAGAAAGCTAGGGATGCTCTTACACCTGCAGAGTATAAAGCTACAAGTGCAGCTAAGCGTAAGGGTACTAAGGCGGGTAAACAGTTTGTAGCCCAACCAAAGAAGATAGCTAAGAAGACAGCTAAGTATAGAAAGTAACTTAAAAGGATTATGACTATGATGAACAAAGGTATGAAAGCTCTTAAGAAAGAAGCACCAGAAGTAGCTAAGAAGATGGGTTACATGAAGGGTGGTATGTCCAAGAAGATGGGCTACAACAAGGGTGGCATGTGTGGTGCTTCGATGCCAGCAGCACGTCCCATGAAGAAGGGCAAGTAATGAAGTACTATCACAAGTATCAAGAAGCCCTTGAAGCTAAGGGCTACCGTGTAGATGAGCACGGCTACGTGTGGGACTCTGCAGGTAACCAGTCTGCTGGTGAAGACAACTATGGTAACGTACAGAGTAAAGACCCTAACGTTACAGCTATCTGTGTTGAACAGGATGAGGCACCACTATTAGCTAAGTTAGCTAAGAAGATTAAACCTAAGAAGGCTGCAGCCCCTGCTGGCAAGAAACGTGCTCGTACAGATAAAGGTCACTTTGTAAAGGATGACCCTAATACACCAGAGAATGAAGCTTGGGTTGATGAGTAATGTCTTTAGTTAATCAGGGTAAACCATCACGTATGCGTTCAGTGTACGGTCACAATACAGGTACAGGTGTAGAGGTTGTATATACATGTCCTGCTAACTGTGTATCTGAGGTTACCTTTATACATGTAGTTAATGGTGCAACCAGTGGAAGTACTAATGTAGACATTGAGTGGTATGTAGCAGCTGACTCATATACTTCTCACTTCTTACACGGCAAAAGTCTATCACACAGTGACTATATAAGTTTTTCAGACATTGATCTTATCTTGCAGCCAGGTGATAAGATACAAGTACAGCCTGCACATGCAGGTCATATTGACACTATTATTACTGTAACTGAGACGTTTATCCCTGTAGGATAGCATAACGGGTATGCACAAAATGTGGGTACTACACTAGCTATAAATAAGTATAACTATCTCCGCACACAACATAAGGAGATAGTGCAATGTTTAAGAACCTACTAACACGTATTCAGAATCACCAGCAGCGTAGAGCAGACTACTGGGTTTTAAAGAATATGTCTAACAAAGAGCTACACGATATAGGTATATCAAGAGGAGAGATATACAATCGTGTATACGGCAACGAACAGTGAGGATAAGTAAGAGTACTCCCGTACTCGTGAGTCTAACTGTTTTAGCTCATATGTCTTTTGGAGATATAGATAGGCAGACAGGCAGTGGACTCAGGAGAGGGGGGATTCACTTTGATAGATCCAGTAACAGCCATAGGTCTAGCAACAACCGCATTTAATACTCTCAAGAAGGGTATTGCAGTTGGTAAGGACTTACAAGACATGGGTGGTCAGCTAACACAGTGGGCTGGTGCTATCAGTGACTTGGACTTTGCTGAACGTCAGAACGCTAAACCACCTTGGTATAAAACCCTTGGTGGTGGCGTTCAAGCAGAAGCAATGGAGATATTCGCAGCTAAGAAGAAAGCTGAGTCTATGCGTAAGGAGCTAAAGGATTACATCTGTGTTATGTATGGCCCTTCACACTGGGATGAGCTTATACGTATTGAGGCTGACATTCGTAAACAAAAGAAAGAACACGATCATAAACGTATAGAGATGCAGCGTAAGCTTATAGAATGGGGAGCAGGTTTTTTCTTGTTCACCCTTATTACAGGTAGCTTTGTAGGTTTAGTATATTTAAGGACGTTACAATGACTCGACAACTAACAGAAAAGCAGCAGCGCTTCCTAGAGGTACTCTTTGATGAGGCTGGCGGTGATGCTGTAGCTGCTAAGAAGATGGCGGGTTATGATCCTGCGTCTAGCACATCAGCTATTGTAGAAGCCCTTAAGGATGAGATTGGTGACAGGACACGTACATACTTTGCTCGTACTGCCCCTAAGGCTGCTATGGCAATGGTAGGTGCCTTGTATGATCCTACAGAGCTAGGTATAAAAGAGAAGATGGTTGCAGCTAAGGACTTGCTAGATCGTGCAGGACTTGGTAAGGTAGACAAAGTAGACGTAACATCTGGCGGGGGTGTATTCTATCTGCCACCAAAAGAAGGTACAAACGAATAATACCTGAGAGAGATTTAGGGTTCTGGCAGTTACCACTACCCCCCAAGAACCACACAAAAGAATGGCACCCTATAGTTAAAATAACAAAGAGGATACCCTTTGGTTACAGGATAGATCCTGAGAACGACAGACTACTCTTACCCATTGAATCAGAGCTTGAAGCTTTAGAGCTTGCAAAGCGCCACCTTAAGCAGTATAGTTATCGTGCAGTAGCACAGTGGTTAAGCAAAGAGACTGGTAGAACTATAACGTTCACAGGGTTAAAGAAGAGAATTGAAGTTGAGCAGAAACGTAGAAAAGCAATTGCAATTAAACGCAAGCTTGCCAAGTGGCTCCAAGAAACGCTTGAGCAAATCGAAAAGCTTGAAAGAAAAGGTGCAGGAGCCTACACAGAACCTGACAAAGATAGCTGAAGAACCTGTAGTAGAAACTATACCTGCACAAGTTAAGGCACCTGAGTACGATGTAGAAGAAGCGCAGCAGGTAGTATTCAAGCCTAACCCTGGCCCACAGACAAACTTCCTTAGTGCGTCAGAACGAGAAGTGCTTTATGGTGGAAGTGCTGGTGGCGGTAAGAGCTACGCCATGTTGGCTGACCCTCTACATGGACTGAATGATCCTAACTTCTCAGGACTACTAGTAAGACACACTACAGAAGAATTAAGAGAGCTAATACAAAAAAGTCAGGAGTTGTACCCTCGTGCTATACCTGGAATTAAATGGTCGGAACGTAAATCGCAATGGACTTCTCCTCAGGGTGGCAGACTTTGGATGTCTTATCTTGATAAAGACACGGATGTCACACGCTATCAGGGTCAGGCTTTTAACTGGATTGGATTCGACGAGCTTACGCAATGGTCTAGCCCTTACGCTTGGGATTATATGAGATCAAGATTACGTAGTAGTTCCAAGGACTTAGGTCTTTATATGAGGGCTACAACCAACCCTGGGGGAAGTGGACATGCTTGGGTTAAAAAAATGTTTATTGATCCTGCAGTCGGGAATCAACCGTTTTGGGCAACTAACATTGAAACAGGTGAAACGATTACGTTCCCTAGAGGGCATAGTAAAGAAGGTACGCCTTTATTTAAAAGACGCTTTATTCCAGCCTCTCTATTTGACAATCCGTACTTGGCTGAAGCTGGCGACTATGAAGCAATGCTTCTCTCGCTTCCAGAGCATCAGCGCAAGCAGTTACTTGAAGGTAACTGGGATGTTAATGAGGGTGCCGCTTTTCCAGAGTTTGACAGAAAAGTACATGTTGTGGACGCATTCGATGTACCTGACTCTTGGGCAAAGTTTAGGGCTTGCGATTATGGTTATGGTAGTTACACTGGTGTTCTGTGGTTTGCTGTAGCACCTGATGAACAAGTGGTTGTGTACCGTGAGATGTATGTGTCTAAGGTTACAGCTTCTGATCTAGCAGATTTGATCTTGGAAGCAGAAGCAAGAGATGGTACAATAAGATACGGGGTGCTGGATAGTTCTTTATGGCACAACCGTGGCGACACTGGGCCTAGCTTGGCAGAGCAGATGAATCAAAAGGGGTGCCGCTGGCGTCCGTCTGACAGGTCAAGGGGTTCACGTGTCGCTGGTAAGAACGAGATACATAGACGGTTAAAGGTGGATGAGTTCACTGAGAAGCCTCAACTCGTATTTATGGATAACTGTACAAATACTATTGCACAGATACCTAGTATTCCTCTGGACAAGCGGAACCCAGAAGATGTTGATACTCATGCAGAGGATCACTTGTATGACGCTCTAAGGTACGGAATCATGACACGTCCACGCAGCAGCATATGGGACTACAACCCAGCAAAACAACGCACTGGTTTTCAAGCTAGTGATCCATCATTCGGGTATTGATAATGGCAGAACAAGAAGAAATGTTTGAAACAGATGAAGTAGTAGCTGCAGAAGACAGTACTGATAGCATCTTTGAGACTAAATCTAGTGTTGTATCATTTGTGGCTGATCGCTACAAACGTGCAGAAGACTCTCGTTATGCAGATGAGGAGCGTTGGCTAAAGGCTTACCGCAACTACCGTGGCTTGTATGGCAAGGATGTACAGTTCACAGACACTGAGAAGTCTCGTGTATTTGTTAAGGTTACTAAGACTAAGACCCTAGCAGCATATGGACAGATCGTAGACGTACTATTCGGCAACAACAAGTTCCCCTTATCAGTAAACCCTTCTGTACTTCCTGATGGTGTAGCTGAGTCTCTGCATATCAATGTAGATCCTAACGCTGCTGCTGCAGGTAAAGCTCTTGATCCTGTAACAGAACAGCCTTCTCCTAAGCCGTACCTGCTTGATGGTGAGAATAAACTTCAACCAGGTGAGACACTCTCAGATCTATCTAGGCGTCTTGGCCCTCTCTCTAGGAAACTAGAGTCCGTATCCGATAGGGTAGTAGAGGGTGACGGTACTTCCCCTACAACTGTTACATTCCATCCTGCATTGATTGCAGCTAAGAAGATGGAAAAGAAGATCCATGACCAGCTTCAAGAGTCTGGTGCTTCTACACACTTACGCTCTATGGCATTTGAGATGGCTCTACTTGGCACAGGTGTCATGAAAGGCCCATTTGCAGTAGATAAAGAATACCCTAACTGGGATGAGTCAGGTGAGTATGACCCTATAGTTAAGACTGTACCTGAGTGTAGTCACGTATCTGTGTGGGACTTCTATCCTGATCCAGAAGCTAAGTCTATGAATGATGCAGAGTATGTGGTTCAACGTCATAAGATGTCTCGTACACAGCTTCGCTCACTCAAGAATCGCCCTTACTTTATGGCTGACTCAATAGGCATGGCTGTTGATAAAGGCCCAGACTATGTACAGAAGTACTGGGAAATGACTATGGAGGATGACGATACACAACCGTCCTCTGAGCGCTGGGAAGTATTAGAGTTCTGGGGTTATGTTGATATAGAGGTGCTTGAAGAGCATGGGGTATCTATCCCTAAGTCACTTAAAGACCTAGATGAAGTTAACTGTAACGTTTGGGTATGTAACGGTGAGGTACTTCGCTTTGTACTTAACCCATTCAAACCTACACGTATCCCCTACTATGCAGTACCTTATGAGCACAACCCCTACAGCTTCTTTGGTGTAGGTATCGCTGAGAACATGGATGATACACAGACGTTGATGAATGGCTTTATGCGTATGGCTATTGACAATGCTGCACTATCTGGTAACCTCATTATTGAAGTAGATGAGACTAACATGGTTCCAGGTCAAGACTTATCTGTGTACCCTGGCAAAGTGTTCCGCAGACAGGGAGGTGCCCCGGGACAAGGAATCTTCGGCACCAAGTTCCCTAACGTAGCACAAGAGAACATGCAACTCTTTGATAAGGCACGTGTATTAGCTGATGAAAGTACGGGATTCCCTTCCTTTGCTCATGGTCAAACTGGCGTTTCGGGTGTGGGTAGAACAGCATCTGGTATTAGTATGCTTATGTCTGCTGCTAATGGTAGTATACGCACAGTAGTTAAGAACATAGATGACTATCTACTGCGTCCATTAGGTAAGTCATTCTTCTCTTTCAACATGCAGTTTGACTTCGATGAGACTATTCGCGGTGACTTAGAGGTTAACGCATCTGGTACAGAGAGCTTAATGGCTAACGAAGTACGCTCACAACGCTTGATGCAATTCCTACAGGTTGCACAGAATCCAGTACTAGCTCCCTTTGCTAAGATGGATTATGTTATTCGTGAGATTGCTAAGTCTATGGATCTTGACCCAGACAAGGTTACTAACTCCATGCAGGATGCTGCTATACAGGCTGAGATCCTAAAAG